ATTCCATGTTTTGGGTTATAAAGTAGGGACGACAGGATCACCAAAAATAGTTAAGTGGTAATTTTGTTTTTAATTAAAAAACATGTATAAGAAACTATTTGTGTAAAAACGGATGGTTTCTTGTATTTTTATATATTTATTATTGAGTAAAAATTAACAATTAACATTTAACATTTAACAAATGAATCAGTCTGAAAGATATTATTAGATATATTTAGGTCTCATATGACCTAGGTATTTTTTTTTGCTAAATGTTATAAATTAAAAAGGAGTTATTATGAGTGGAATTAACAGAGATCTAATACAAAAGAAATTAGCTCAATTACAGGCCAGTTCAAACAGAAATAATTTATTATGGAAGCCAGAACCAGGTAAAAATACAATTAGAATTGTGCCTTATCAACATCAAAGCGATTATCCATTTTTAGAATTATATTTTTATTATGACTTAGGTAATAAGACTTTTCTTTCTAATCAAACGTTTGGAGAAGCAGATCCAATTGTAGAGTTTTGTGAGGATTTAAAAGCAACTGGTATCAAAGAAGATTGGCAACTATCTAGAAAATTAGAACCTAAAATGAGAACTTATGTTCCTATCATTGTTCGTGGAAAGGAAAAAGAAGGAGTTAAGTTTTGGGGATTTGGAAAAGAAATTTATCAAGAATTACTTAGTATTACGGCCGATCCCGATTACGGTGATATAACAGATTTAAAAGCTGGTAGAGATGCGGACGTGGTATATCTTACACCAAAAGAAGCTGGTAACCAATATGGTTCCACAAAAGTAAGAGTAAAACCCAATATTTCAGAAGCAACAGATGATCCTGAAGTTGAAAAAGCCGTGTTAGAAGATCAACCTAATATTTATGATGTGTTTAAGAAACGATCATATGATGAATTAAAGGAAGCATTGGAAAGATGGTTAGATCCAGAAAAATTTGAAAATGAAAAATCTGTGACTAATGAGAGAATTGAAAAGGCACGAAAAGCCAATAGTACTTCAGAGGACGAGGATAATCCTCCAATGGGAGATAATAATCCTCAAACTAATGAGACTCCCGATGACCTTCCATTTAAAGTAGAAGAACCTACTAAAGATGAAGAAAAGAAAGTAACTGCCCCTTCATCCGAATTGGATGCCGAATCAGAATTTGACAAGTTATTTGATAACTAAGTAAAAAAAAAAAAAAAAAGAATGAAAGTAAAGACTTAGAAAGGGATAGTCTTGCCAGTATATTACAGGATTCTATTAATTCAAGTTTAAAAAAGGGTGATGATAATGTTGCCCATTTTTTAGACGGATTAGACGAAGTAGCTGCAAACGTTACGGATTGGATTCCGACAGGAGCAGATACATTAGATATTGCTATTTCCAACAGACCACATGGTGGACTTCCTGTAGGTAGAATAGTAGAAATAACAGGCTTGGAGGCGAGTGGGAAATCCCTACTTGCCGCCCATGTCATTTCAGAAACTCAAAAGAAAGGTGGAGTAGGTGTTTTTATAGATACTGAGAGTGCCGTGAGTCAAGAATTTATTTCTGCTATTGGAGTAGATCTAAAGAAAATGATATATGTTCAAATGGAAGCACTTGAGGATGTGTATCAGACAGTCGAAAATATCGTCAATAAAGTTAGAGAATCTGATAAGGATCGATTAGTTACAATTGTTGTAGATTCTGTTATGGGTGCCTCTACTAAGAAAGAATTACTAGGGGACTATGATAAAGAAGGATGGGCAACCGATAAGGCTATTCTTTCTTCTAAGGCAATGAGAAAACTCACAGGTTTAATATCATCACAGAAAATACTATTGATATTTACTAATCAGTTGAGAACAAAATTAGGTGTTATGTTTGGTGATCCTTGGACGACTAGTGGTGGTAAAGCATTAGCTTTTCATTCTAGTGTTCGTTTGAGATTAAAAGCAATGGGACAACTAAAAGCTACAGTGAATGGAGTTGAACAGACTATAGGTATTAAGACTAAATGTCAAGTTATTAAGAACAGGGTTGGACCTCCTATGAGGTCAGCTGAGTTTGATATTATGTTTGACAGTGGTATTAATAACTTAGATGGTTGGTTAAATGTGATGAAAGCATACAAACTAATCAGACAAGGTGGTTCATGGTATACTTATGAGAAGACATCCGGTGAAGAATTAAAATTTCAAGCCAAAGACTTTTCTGAAAAGATCCTAAATGACCCTTTATTGAAAGAAGAAATCTATACAAAAATTTGTGACACTCTTATTATGCAATATAGTTCTGAGAATTTTTCAGTGGATGATATAGAATTAAGTGATGATCCAATACCAGAGGATTAATGATAAACAAAAGATATTCTGAAATCTTAAAAAGAATCTCAGAAAAACCATCCGAGACTAGAGGAGTTGATAGTAAAATTCTTTTAGTAGATGGATTAAATTCCTTTATAAGGGCATTTGCTGTTAACCCTACTATTACAGATGATGGAATTCATGTTGGGGGTATTGTCGGTTTTCTTCATACAATTGGATATGCTATTAAAGTTATAAAACCAACGAGAGTTATAATAGTATTCGATGGACCCGGTGGTAGTGTTCGTAGAAAGAGTATATATCCAGAGTATAAAGCGAACCGGGAAACCCCAACACGAATCTCCAGAATGGATCATTTTGGTTCTGTTGAAGAGGAAAAAAAGGCTAAAAATTATCAAATTAAAAAATTAATAGAATATTTAAAAAATCTACCATTACAGTATATTGTAGCACATGACATAGAGGCAGACGATGCCATAGCCTATCTTGCAAATGAATATTTTGATAAGAGTGAATGTGTTATTATGTCTACTGATAAAGATTTTTTACAATTGATAAATGATAGAGTTACCATTTGGAGTCCTACTAAAAAGAAAATTTATACTAAAAATACATTGAAAGAAGAATTTGGAATTTCAACTGAAAATTTTTTAATGTATAAAATGTTAATAGGAGATAATACTGATAATATTAAAGGGATTAAAGGAATAGGTTTAAAAACTATATTAAAACGGATTCCTATAATGTCCGAGGACGAAGAAATAACTATTGACAAACTGTTGAATTTTTGTGATAAACAACTTAATTTAAAAGATGAAAAAGATAAGTTAGTTAATAATTATAAAATATACAGAGATGTATTAAACAATAAGAAGATATTAGAACTTAATTATGATCTAATACAACTTAAAGATGTAGATATTTCTAGAGATACTAAATTTATTATCTCAAATCAAATTAAACAACCTATTAATAGACTTAAAAAGTATTATTTTTTACGTCTCATGTTAGAAGACAAATTAAACGTTGCATTGAAGAATCCTGATTTTTGGATCAAGGAAAATTTTATTTATTTAGATGGGTTTGCTAGTGAAACTCATATTTAAATCAAGGATATATATTAATGAGTGAAATAAAACGGTTGTCTGATTATGGTTATTCTTTTCAATTAAAACTCATTATATCACTTCTTACGGATTCTCCCTTTTTACAACAAATAGTCGATATTTTAGAAACAAGTTATTTTGAATCTGAAGCCAATTCATTTATTATAAAGACGATAAAAAACTATTTCTTTGAATATAAATTATCTCCTACAATGGAGGTTATGATTGTTAAGATTAAGGAAATTGAAAGTGAATTGTTGAGAGAATCTGTTAAATCTTCTTTAAAAGAATCTTATACACATATAGAAGATACAGACTTAGAATTTATAAAAAAGCAATCTATAGATTTTTGTAAAAATCAAAAATTAAGACAAGCTATTGTAGATTCAGTAGAGTTACTAGAAGAAAGTGATTATGATGGTATTAAAGTTAAAATCGATCAGGCTTTAAAATCCGGAGTAGATCGGGATATTGGACATAACTACAAACAAAATGTAGAAGAAAGATACAATGAAGAAGCCCGAATGGCAGTAAAAACTGGTTGGCCTCCGTTAGATGAACTATTAGATGGTGGTTTGGCAGCAGGTGAGTTGGGTATAATAGCAGGTGGACCTGGTTCAGGTAAATCGTGGTTATTAGCTGCAATAGGTGCAACAGCATTGAAGCAAGGAATAAAGGTTATTCATTATACTTTAGAATTGAGTGATGTTTGGGTTGGAAGAAGATATGACTCTATTTTAACAGGACTTCCTATTCAGAATTTAAAATTTCATGTGGATGAAATAAAAGAGAAAGTAGAAAAATTAAAATCTGATTTAATAATAAAGTATTATCCTAGTAAAACAGCCTCCTTAATTACATTAGCCGCACACGTAGATAAATCCATTTTAATGGAACATAAACCTGGTCTAATAATAGTGGATTATCCAGATATTTTAAAATATTCTTCTACAGCCGTAAAGGATATGAGAGAAGATCAAATCCTTGGAAATATTTATGTAGAATTAAGAGGGTTAGGAGGTCAATATAATTGTCCTGTATGGGCAGCCAGTCAGTTTAATCGTTCAGCAGCACAAGAGGAAATTATACAAGGTGACAAGATTGCCGGTTCATATGAAAAATTAATGCATGCTGATTTTGTAATGTCATGGTCAAGAAAAGTAGATGATAAATTAGCCGGAACGGCCAGAGGACATTTAATAAAGAATAGATTTGGTCCTGATGGATTAACATTACCTAGTAAATTTAATGGTTCTAATGGAAAGATAGAATTATTTGAACCTAATACAATAGAAGGTAGAGGTGCTCAAAAAGATATGGATAACAGTAGTGAGTTAGTACGTAAGCATTTGAGTCAAAGAAGAAAAGAATTATTTAGTGAAGAAGAGGAGAAACAAGAATGAAAACAGAATTTATTGACGAGTTTAGTAAGGAAGTTTTCGAACAAACATATCAATTTGGAGATGAGACCATAGATGATGTACATGAACGAATAGCTAAATCACTTGCCTCTGTAGAACAAGATGTAAATCATTGGACGGATGAATTTAAAAAAGTGTTAGAAGATTTTAAGTTTGTTCCAGGTGGTAGAATTATTTCAAATGCCGGTACTTCTACAAGAGGTACAACTATGATTAATTGTTTTGTAGATGGTTTTATAGGCAATGATCAAGATTCAATGGAAAGTATATTAGATGCACTTCGTAGACAAGCATTAATACTTAAAAGTGAAGGAGGGTATGGTTTTTGTGCTGATGTAATGAGACCAGGTGGAGCTTTCATTGAAGGAATAGGGAGTGCATCACCAGGTGCAGTTCAATTATTAGATATGTGGGACACTCAATCTTCTGTAATAACAAAGGGTAGTGGTAAAAAAAGTAACAAGAAAAACGTTAAAAAGAAAATACGTAAAGGTGCTCAGATGGTTACAATGTCATGTTGGCATCCAGATATTGCTGAATTTATTACATCAAAACAAACATCAGGACGTCTTACTAAATTCAACATGTCTGTTCTTATTACAGATGAATTTATGGAGGCTGTTAAAAATGATTTACCCTGGAATTTAGAGTTTCCGGATTTTGATAATGATGATAAGAATCCAAAC